GCCAAAAAGTGCCTGGGTGCTTGTATTGCACCCAGTGCCAAAGCGATTTGGAGCGAATGAAGAAATGAAATTAGGAAAGCTCTTTGTTGAGCACGTGATTAAACCCGTTCTTGACCATTTAGATATGGTGGCAGGCGGTCACGGAAAAATGAACTCTCAAGCCGCCATCAATCTGATCTTGATGATTGTCGCTCATGAATCTGGCGAACTTACTTACTCCAAGCAAGTTCGTGGTCCTGCGCTTGGGTTCACCCAAATGGAGCCAGCAACATTTAAGTGGCTTATTGAATGGTTGGGGAAAACACGGCCTCACTTGCTAGATGCGCTGGAGATGTTCGGGCCCATTGATATGCACAGTGCCAGCTACATGGTGATTTCACCGCAGTATGCAGTCGCCGCAGCACGGCTCAATTTAATTCGATTCCCAGAGGCACTACCAGAAGCACACGACCTTGAAGGGTTAGCGCGGTACGCCAAGAAGTACTGGAACACATCCGCAGGTAAGGCCACAGAGGCCGACTACCTAAACGCGTACAAATCCATGATAGAGGAATAACCATGGGATTCTTAACTGGAGTTATCGGTAAAACACTACTGGAAGTATTAAAAGGCTTAGTCTTGCAAATTACTTGGAAAGTCATTTTAGAACGCTTCGCAACCCGCCTGGTGGTTTGGGGGTTAGAGGTACTCAAGAACCTAACAACCAACGATGTAGTGCAAGAAACGGTAGACGATGTGATCGCATCGCTACAGGGTAAGCGGCTTAAAGAAATTCCTAAAAAGGAGTAGCCATGGATCCAAATTGGCTAACAGCTTTGGTCGCAGCGGCAACCCTGCTGCTGACCATCTTGGGGGCGATGTTTGGCAAAATCCTAGCGTTATCCAACGAGGTGGCCAAATACAAAACCCATGTGGCGGAAACCTACGCTACTAAAGAAGAAATTAAGGACGGTTTTGAAAGGCTAGAACGCCAGATGAGCCGCATTTACGACGCATTAAGTAAGAGAGACGCAGCATGACAAAACCAGTAGAGCTATCAATCGGAACACAAGACTTCGCATTCACCCCAACAGTGGCCGACCATAACAACTACATCAACGAAATGATGCCAAACAACAAAGTGGCGCCGGCTCATCAGTACTTAACCCGAACTGTAAAAGCAGACCAAAAAGAAGCCTTGGTCGAGCTGTTAAATACCGTGCCAGGTTTAACAATGGAGCTGTTTGGTGAGGTTTCTACTGCTTCTAAAGCTGGGATTAAAATCACCCTAAAAAACTAACCCATAGGGTAGGGCGCATCGATGTGAATTCACTCGAACAAGTCCTTACCCTGCGGCGTCATCTTCTTCCCCAAGAAGATGACAGTCCGCAAAATCTCGCTCGAGCAATATGGTTAGACAAACATCAGTATGAGCAGCACGAAATCGCAGTGCGAAACGCAATAGGAAAACTATTTAGCAAATGAGTATGGACAAGCTACTAATGCAAGTGGGCTTGATTGACCAAGTCACCAAACCACTGCAAGGCATCACTAAAGAAGTACAGCACACCATGGATGTAGGCCGACAAGGCATGCAAAACATGGCGACAGGCGGTGCTGGTTTAGTGGCGTCTGGCTTTGCTATCCAAAACGCGTTGATGCCTGCGATTGAAATGGATCGAGCTCTAGGTGAAGTGAAGTCGTTAGGCGTTCACGAAGAATCTTTGCAGATCTTACAAAAATCAGCTTTGGATTTCTCTTCTGAGTATGGCAAGTCAGCAGTTGAGTTTACTGGCGCTGCCTATGATATTCAGTCTGCGATCGCAGGCTTGACAGGGGAAGAACTCGCCCAGTTTACTAAAAACTCAGGTGTGCTAGCCGCAGCAACTAAAGCTGATACCGCAACCATTACCGACTACATGGGTACCATGTACGGCATATTTAAAAACGATGCTGCAGCGTTAACCAAAGGTGTTTGGGTTGAACAGCTGACTGGTATGACAGCCAGTGCGGTTCAGATATTCAAAACCACCGGTGATGAAATGAGTGGCGCGTTCACCAGTGTAGGTGCGAACGCCACGGCAGCGGGCATCGCGATGTCTGAACAAATGGCCGTTCTTGGTACCCTTCAAGCCACAATGAGTGGTAGTGAAGCGGGTACCAAATACAAATCCTTCTTGGCTGGGGTAGGCAAAGCTCAGAAAGAGTTGAACATGGATTTCGTCGACAGCCAAGGCAAAATGCTGCCAATGCTCGACATCCTAGATAAGTTGAAAGGCAAGTTCGGCGACACACTGGATGTGGCCGAAAGCGACGCATTGAAAAAAGCCTTCGGTAGCGATGAAGCTGTATCGATGATTAAGTTGCTCATGGCAGACACCGACGGCCTAGCAGGAAGCATCGAATCATTAGGCGAAGTAAAAGGCATGGGCAAAGCCGAGGAAATGGCCGCAGCCATGACCGACCAATGGGAACGTCTCGAGGCCAGTTGGTTCGCCATCCGAGCCGCCGTATTCGGTGCCATTCTTCCTGCAATCAACTCAGTCGTTGGTGCTATCGCCGACGGCATCATGACAGTTTCTGCATTTACCGACGAATTTCCTATTCTTGGTGAAGTGATGGGCTATGCAGTGATCGGTGGTATCGCGCTTGGTGGTGTTGTTGCTTCGCTATCGCTATTCATGGGCATCGGTCAAATGATGGCAGGCGGTTGGGCAATTACAATGAAATTGCTTGGCGCAACCATGACCATTCTACGAACAGTCACATTGGCACTTACATCGACTATTTGGAAGATGGGCATTGCACTACTAACAACCCCGATTGGCCTAGTGATTGCTAGCGTAGCTGCACTTATCTATTTCTGGGATGACTTGAAAGCAACGTTTGGTGATCTGGGTGTGTTCAAAGCGCTCGGCTCAGTGATTGATTGGTTTATCGAAAAGCTGAACTGGATACCAGGCATCGACATCGAATGGCGTGCCGGTGATATGCCAGAAACCCCAGAAGTCGAACAAGCAGAACAAGCAGCCAAAACCTTACCACCTGCCGCAAATGCAGGCGTTTACGGCTACCAACAAGCCGCAACGCCAGCGGCAGGCTACCACCAATACGGTCCAGCTCAACAGCAAAATATCGAACTAGCCAAGCAGACTGAAACGGCAAGCAACGTAGTAAATCTAGAACAAGTTCGCCAGGCCCAACAAACCGAAACCGTTGCCAACGCCACGGCTATCACTGCCGAACAATCAAAAGAACTAGAACTGGCTAAGCAAACCGAATCAGCAACCAACGTAGTAAACCTAGAGCAAGTTCGCCAAGCCCAACAAACAGAAACCGTAGCCAACGCCACGGCCATCACCGCCGAACAATCAAAAGAACTAGAACTAGCAAAACAAACCGAGCAGGTTAGCCAGTACCAGTCGCACGCTGCCACAAACCAAGACTACGGAAACTACACCTACGCTCAAGCCAATCAAATTGAAGCGGCCCAACAGGCCCAGCGCGCTAGCCAAGACTTGACGCCAAACGTAGTGCAACTTCAACAAGATGCAGCCGACATCAACATCCAGTCATCTGAAATATTAGCATACAAGCAAGACCGCAACATCACGCAACCGCCATCAAGCTTGGTCAACAATATGACTACTTCGAGCAGAACCGAAGGTGGCCGTACCGTTCATTTTGGTGACGTCCATATCACCAGTAAAGAAGCCATGACACCAGATCAACTAGCCGAATGGGATGAGCTCAATGTCGGATAAGTTCGTAGACATCAAAGTAGTCGATGGCGGCTGGGACATAGACGCGGGAAAGCAGCCTTTAAGCTGTAGCGACTTGTACAGCATCGCCCAAGATGTGAAGCACGCAATCATGGAATCAGGGCTAATGAGGGAGTTAATAGCAGAACGTAACCCGACACTTAGAAATGATGTTCTGATCCAGATTGAGCAGTTAGCAGAAGACGATATTCGAATCATTCCAGGAACGGCGACAGTAACAGAGCTCGACCCTAGCCAAATACTCTTAACGGCAGATGCCTATGAGTATGGCCCCATCGGAGAAGTGAAGGTGACAAAATGAGCAAGCGACCAACGCCAGATTTCATCAAGATTTTGGAACAAGCAAATGTTCCCGTTACTGAAGAAGCCATGGAAGCAAAGCTAAAAGAAGAGGTCGTGGCCGCGGGCAGTCAGTTATCAAATGACTCCAAAATGTCACCGTTCTGGCGTTGGGTTCGGTCTGCGGTTGTTACGCCAAGCGTGTGGTTGATCCGCACTTTGTTGGCGAAGCACGTTTTGCCAAACATGTTTGTGGCGACCTCGGCTCGATGGGCGCTTGAACTAAAAGCCTGGGAACTTAGTGTTGAACCGAAAGGGGCGGTCGCAACGCAAGGATTTATTACTTTTGCAAAAGCCTCCCAGGATGACGCTGTTATCGTTGAAAAAGGGTCAGTAATTCAAACATTGCCGATTGAAAATAGAATGTACTCTCTAACGGTACTGGAAGACGTATTGATACCACCGGGCGAACTAAAAGGAAAAGTTTTAACTAAAGCTGAAGAAGCGGGGGCAGCTTATAACTTGCCTGCAGGCTATTTCAACATATTGCCCAAGGAGCTGCCAGGTATTGTTTCCGCAATTAATGAACCTGATTGGATAACTCGATTAGGTGCAGATCCAGAGACCGATGAAGAGTTGGCTCTACGCTTGCAATCAGCATTTACCAGTTCAGGTAACATGCATATCGATGATGCATATCGTTCGATTATCTCTAATGTTGCGGGTATTCGAAGTGATAATGTTTATTTTCGCAATACTGGACACCTAATACCTGGCACTTCTGACTCTTACATTGTTATGGAAGTAGGTCCAACCCCTGCAAAAATACTGGAACAACTGAATAAATACATTATGGATGATGGTCATCATGGCCATGGTGATGTCCTGACATGCAAAGCGATACCAGAGACATGGCATGACATTATTGCGGATGTGGTTTTAGATAAAAATGTGATTGCAGATCAAGTTGCAGCAGAATTAGAAATTGTTAAGGCTCGTACTCGAGCGGCATTTCGGGAAACAGCAGCATATCCAGAAATGACAAGAGCGGCTCCAAAAAGCCGGTTCAGCTTTTCACTGCTTGCATCAGAAATTCATAGCAATCAAGAGAAGGTTGATTCTGTTAAGTTTACGGTCGATGGAGAGGTACAGAAAGATATTGTCAGTGAACTTGCGCAACCAAGAATTAGAACAATAACTGTAAGGGCTGTGTTGTGAGTGAAATCGATAACAATGTACCTCGATTACCTGAGGCGGTGGTCCCATGGTGGCAAGATGGTAAAACAACATCAGAAGCGGTAAAGGAACCATTCTTTCTATCAAGTGGAGTGGTGGCGTACTTTGGAGAAAAATTATGGCGATGGTTAACGCACCCTCTAAGACAAACTGATCCACTCACCTGCAGTGAGAGCCTACTTAATCTGCATTCATGGGATACAAATATTAATCGGTTTAAAGGCGAACCAATAGAGATCTACCGCAAGCGGGTTAAGTACGCATTAATCAACGGTCAATCGGCAGGAAGCAAGGAGGGGTTTGCCTCTATTTTTGAGCGTATGGGGCTGCATGTCATTTCTCAAAAAGAGCGTCAGTTGGGTATGGACTGGGACATCATTACCATCGAACTTGCTGAAACGGGAACACCAGCTGACATGGACTTGTTGTTTGCGTTGATTTCCCAGTACGGGCGAACGTGTCGACGCTATGACTTAGCACTAACGAACGTTGCGGATGAGTTATGTTTAGCTGCGGAGTTTAATTGCGATTGGGGTTATGACTTCGCATCTATGGAACTAGATTAATTAAGTAATTAGGAGTACGCATGGCAGCGATCGTCAACTCGGGGAAAAAATACATCACGGACAATATTGTCGCTAATGTCCCTAGCCATATCACCCGCTTTATTCTTGCTAATGTAGAGCACTCGGATCCAAAAAAAGCGGTGGATTTGGATGAGGGTATGCCCAGCCCAGATAATATTGTTTATAACGAAGTCATTACGAGGAAGGCTCAAATAGATCCCGATCAAGTGGTATTCAGTCAGATTTTGGCGAGTACAGCAGGCGACTTTGATTTTAACTGGATTGGTTTAGGCACCGACGATGGGACGTTGATCGCCGTTGTTTATGTACCAATGCAACATAAACGTAAGTATGAAGGGGAGCAGACAGGGAACACCATTACTCGAAACGTTGTACTTAAGTTTGCTAATGCCGCTAAAGCGTTAGATGTGATCATTTCGCCGGAAACCTGGCAGTTTGATTTTACGGATTTCATCAGAATAGAAATAAAAAAAATCATAGCCAAGTACGTAGATTTGGTGGATTCAACCGTTGAGATCGTGAATGGTGCAGTAAACATCATTACATCAGCACACAACAGAGCGTTAGAAGTAGGCATGGAAAGGGATACATTTACTATTCGAGTGAGCAGTAAAGTTGATCTTGATAAGCACAACGTCACACTGTTCCCTCCGACAGGTGAAAAGTTTAATTCATGCGGTGAGCTGTATGATGCAATTCGTTTTATTTCGACTGATACAGAGTTCCGCCTATACAGAGAAAAAGGAGAGTGGTGTGTATGAATATCCTCTATCTAGGGCAGTCTGGCGGTAATATTGCTATTAATAGTTGTATCGATTTACATGTGAATAGCGTTAATCTATATAAATGTCCACTGACTCGATGTGTATATTTAAGAACTGGCGTGATTGATACCGAGTCGGAGAAATATCCGTATGCTACAACGCATGTTGCTGATGTTCGTGAAGGCGGGTTTTCATTTGAAGGTGCTGTATTAAATAACCCTAGAGGGTTTGACTATGATGGCTCGGAATTTGGTGTCATAACAAATAATAAAGAAGATGGTTCACCTCTCGGTGAAATTGTCTTCTATGACTCTAATTATCAATATACCAATA